TGGTAAAGACTTTACTAATAAAATGATGGAGGATATATTAAAATGAAAGAATTAAAAGAAGTAACAGTAAACTTTATGGCTGGTAAAGATAATAGAAATATCTTATTTATCAATGTTAAACGTGTAAATATCACACAACGTTTTTTAGAACTTAGTTTTGGTGATTCAGAAACATTCACCTTAAAATTAGAAAATTTAGTATTTTATTCAATTAAATAGTTGACAACTACTATATCCTATGATATAGTAGGTACATAAGATAAGAGGAGGAAACAACAATGTTTACTAAAGAAGATAAAAACCAAAAGTGGTATAAAAACACATACAAAGATTATATACAAGCGTGGTTCTGCTTACTATTCATTATGTTTCTTGGTGCATGTTTTATTTTTAAATTCATTGATACCACAGACACATGGGGTGCAGAAGACGTTGACCATAACGGTCAAGTAGTAACTATCAGTAAAGACTTTTAGGGAGGAAATAATATGTATATTGTAAATGTTATTGATTTTGAAACTAAAACACTAGCTTACCAATCAGAATCATTCACTACAAAAGAGTTAGCAGAAGATTACATGGTGGAAGTGATGGAGAACACACATGGTCTTGATGTACTTATTATTGAAGTAAATAGTTATAATTTAGAAACAGCTAAAATTGTAGCATGTTCATAGGAGGATAAACAATGGAACTATTAAGACTTAAAAAGAACGGTAAAGCACCTTTAGTTGCTGGCTCGTTTAATGGTGAAGATAAAGCAGAAGTGAAGAAGTGGGTTGCAGAAGGTGGCAACTATGGTATTTTAACTGGTAAAATTTCAGGTATTGCAGTGATTGATATTGACACTCATAATGGTGTTAGTGGTGCTGATAACCTCAAAGAGTTTTGCGAAAAGTATGATATTGAGTTACCAGACACTAAAACAGTTATGACACCAAGTGGTGGGCTTCATCTGTATTACAACCTACCTGAAAAATATAATGATGTGCAATTCATTCAAAACCATAAGGAAGTTCAAGGAGTTGACTTTCAAACGAACGGGCGCTATGTTGTTGGCTGGGGTTCAACTATTGATGGTGTAAAATATGAAGTGATTGACAATTCAGAAATTGCAGACCTACCTGCAAAATGGTTTGATATTTTCAAAGATAAAACCATTCAAAAGAAAAACAAAAAGCGTGAACGTAAATTCACAGCTAACTTACTAGGAGATATCATAGCAGGCTGTGATGAGGGTATGCGCAATAACTTCTTGACCCAAATAATTGGTAAGTTGTTTGCTACAGGTTTAGAACATGAGGAGGTACGTGTATGGAGTTTATACGTAAACCAGATATCATTAAACCCGCCACTATCAGAAGAGGAGGTATTGAGAACATATGAATCAGTTAGAAAACGCGAATTACGAAGAATGGCGGACGATTAAAGGATATGAAGGTAGGTATGAGGTTAGTGATTTGGGTAGAGTGAGAAGTGTAACTCATTTGAGTTGGAATGGGTATTGTTACTGGCAGAAAGATGGTTGTATGTTAAGTCAACGTATACAACGAGCTGGTTATTATGTAGTAGACTTAACGTTGAACAAACAAAAGAAAACAAAATTAGTCCATAGATTAGTGGTTGAAGTATTCATATCAGACATAGGTACAAATGTGGTAAACCATATAGATGAAAATAGATTGAATAATCATCTAGACAATTTAGAGATAGTAAGTCAAAATAAAAACCTACACAAGAGTAGTAAATTTAATAAGTATATGGATAGGCTCCGTCAACCAATCACCATATATGATAAACAAATCAATAGTATGATGACATTTAATTCAAAAACAGAAGCATGTGACTACTACAACTTATCAACTTCGTATTTTTCAATGCTACAATCACGGAATAAAGGTGAAAATAACAGATTCAAAATAATATCTGAGGAGAATGGCAAAAGATGAATAACATGCATATGTTTAGAAAATTGTTCCCAAACGGTTGTCTTATTGATGTAAAGTACAATCCAAATGGGTTTGGTGATATGTATAGTACAAATTATAACTATTCAGTAATGATGCAACATGTAGCAAGTGGATTTGTTAAATTTGAAAATATTGAAACGGCGCAAGAAGTTTTTCAACTTATCGCAAAATATGCAAAATAAAAAACCCCACGCCGTAACGTGAGGTGGGATGGTGTAAGGTGGGAGGAATCACCTTTACCAACTATAAATATATTATACCATAAAATAAAAGTTTTGTGTTGACAAATGAACGTCAATATGATAGACTGATATTATAAAACATTAGGAGGAATTAATTATGAAAATACAAGATGGAATGGTAGTAAAACGCAAAGACAACGGGTTAAAAGGTGTAGCACATAAAATGGAAGGTAAAATGTGGAAAGTCAAATATCATGACGGAACACACACATATACTACAGAGAGTGCTTTTAAAAACCATTTTGTTATTCCTGAATTAGAAGTTAATTTTGAAGATTCAAAATGTGATGGTGTTGAACCTGAACAAGAAAAAAGTATGACATATGATGAGTACTTATACATGTCAGGTGGTGTTGAACCTGATGTAGAAGTTTATTTTGAATCAGATTTGATTGACAATCAAATTCATTACACAGTTAACGGTATTCAACCAATTCAAATAATGAAAGCTAACATGACAAAAGAAGAATTCCGTGGTTTCCTAGAAGGAAATATTCTAAAATACCCACTACGTTATAAACACAAAAATGGACTAGAGGACCTTAAAAAAGCAAAAACTTACCTAACTTGGCTGATTGAAGATATTGAAGAAAGAGGGTTGTAATATGGCTATGGAAAATGATTTAGTAAGAGTATTCAAAAGAGATATAGGTGATTATAAAAAGATTATGTTGTATTGTAATTCTTCATTAAGTGAACAAGAATATCTGGAAGTAACACAGTACCCAGATGGTGATTGTGTTGTGTATTTAAATAGCGAATACAATGAAGAAATCACATTAAGTAAAAAGCAACTAGAAAAGTTATTGGAGGAACTTAAATGATTGAAAAATTTGAACCATTGTTTGAACCGTACGACCGTTACGCAGTTTCAAACATGGGATATGTAATAGACCGTGACACTGGTTTAACGGTCTGGAACTCATATGAGGATAACGGCAAACCATACGTAGTCTTAGAAGGCTCACACAATAAGACACGTAAGTTTTTTATTGCTAACTTAGTAGCTGAATCATTCGTACTAAATAAAGACAATCTAGGCTACCTATATTATAAAGATGGTGATGTTAACAACACACACTGCAACAACCTTGGGTGGGCTATTAACCCACAAGAAGGCAAACAACGTGTAGCGCGTCCACTGCGCAAAAAAGTAGAGGATAAACGTCATAAATTAATTATTGAAATTAATAAAGCAATTGACAAGGATAAGTGGGACACCGCTAAACGACTTGGCAAAGAGTTATGGGAATTAGAAGGCAACCCATGGTCTGAACGCAATACACCATCACAGTATTAGGAGGTAGCAAATGACATTCAAATGGAACGTACATTACACAGGTAGTAAAGGAAATTCAGTATCAATTTTTAATAATAATTTAGGTATCTTAGTAGATTTTGGGAAACCATATAAATATATTGAGCCATTCTTATATGATGTGCATTTCTTAATTGTAACACACAGACACGGTGACCATTTTAAGCCAGCTGTTTATAAGAAGATTCGTGAAAACTTTCCAAACATTAAAATTTTAGCCAATGAAGAAGTAAGTAATCTAATGTTTGAAAAAACAAAAATTCCAGCTGATGTTGTTTTTAGTGATAACTTTCAGTTTCAAATTGGTACAATGAAATTCACAACTATCCAGAACTATCATGGTGCTGGTGAAGAATTAGTTGACTGTCACGGATTCATTATTGAAGATACAGAAACACAAGAGGTATTATTATACGCAACTGATTTAAGTACTACAATTGATTATCAGGAATATTTAGATAAAAACTCTTTACAAGTAGACTACTGTCTGTTAGAATCTAATTACAATCCTTTAGTAATTGAATTTTATGAATCAACAAAAGCACATACTGGCTTTGATATTTTTAGTAACGGTTCATATCGTCACTTAGCTTCAACTGAACATAAAGAATTTACAGAAAAGTATTGCAAACCAGGTTCAATTGTGGTACCATTACACCAAAGCGAAACATATTCAACTTTTGAAGGACTAATCAAACGTACTAAAAAAGATGAAAACAGATTGACAATGGAGGACGTAGAAGAATGGAAACAGAAAAATCAATTAACCTAACACAAACAGACTTTCTGAACATTATTGACATGATGAATAGTTACATTATTAAAGTTGGTTATGATAATGTAGGTGAACCATTTAAAGAAACAATCAAAAAGATTATTGAAGCGGAGGAAAATTTTTATGAATAATGAACAAATGAGTTATAAAATGTTACTAATGTTAGACTATGGTTTTACTGTAAATGACCTACTAAACACATTAGAGGAACGAACGGACCTAATTAAAATGGGGTTCACATTTAACGAGATTTTCAAAGCTAAGTGGTTACGATTAAAGGCGGAGGACGAACGCAATGGAATTTGAAATTGCAATTAAAACCAATGGTGTTCAGTCAATCGAATTTGCAGACTATGAAAAAATACTAAATGACGCACAGAAGTTGGCTGATAAAATGAAAGAGCAAGAAGTTACAGAAGAAACAATCAAAGAGAATAAAAAACTAGTAGCTACAATCAATAAACGAATCAGAGAGCTAGACACACAACGTAAACTAGTGAAAAGTGAAATCATGACACCTTATGAGGAACTAAACGAAAAAATACAGACATTAAAAGATGTATTGAAGGAAGGTATAGAACATGTTAATGTACAAATTAAAACGTTCAACGAGCAAGAACAAAAAGAACGTACATTACAAATTGAAGAACTTTTCAATAAGTACCACGCTTCATATAATGCGCCACAATGGCTATCTTTTGATAAGTTCATTGCCAAAAATAGAAGCTTAGTAACTAACAAAGCAACGTCACAAAAGACAATCACACAAGCGGTTGTAATGTATTTTGAACTGTTTAAACAAGACTATTCAGACTTGAAAGAAGAGGTAACAGATAAAGATGACCGTATGGCAATACTTATTGCATATTCAAGAAATGGTTTCAATATGAGTGAAGCTATTGAAGAGTTTAAAGAAATGAAGTCAGAACGTGAACGACTGGAAGCTGAACAACAACGAGTAAGAGAAACGAAAGTTCCTGAAATTGTAATTTTAACAGGAAATGAAGATAAAGTTGTTGACAAACCAGTTGAAGTGAGTTATACTTGTATTAAGGTTAAGACATCAGATTTAGCCAAACTTAAAAAATTAGGTATTGAATGGGAGGAAATGTAAATGAAAGAATTACCAATGTGGAATATACACACATTAGATGGAAAAACGAAATCAGAAGTTGTTTTTGGTATTTCAACGTATGTAAGTAGTTGGGTAAAGATTGATGATGTAGGATACTATTTAGATGATTTTACAATTACTAAAAATGAAAATGAATACACATTAAAAGGTAGCGTACATGAACTGGGTGGTAAACCTATTAATATTTTCATTAATTACAATAAGCGTTATATTATTTTAGGTAAATAACCTACACAAGTAAGGGAAAGTATGTTATACTGTTTAAGTAGTAAAAAATAAAAACAAATTATTGGAGGAATTTTATTATGTCAGAATTACAAAAATTAGTTATCGTGAGTGTAGAGGATTCAGAAATTTCAACTAAATTACAAGTTGCGAAAGAAGATTATTCAGCAATGTTTGATGCAGTAGCGTACAAACAACAGTACAATAAGGATGCTGAAAAATGGGAAGATTCAGAAGAAGCTATGAAAAAATATAATGAAGCACTAGAAGTTGCTGGTGGCTCATTTGAAGAAGATAACACTATTGAGTTATACGTTGATGAACAAACAGGTAAAGCATACTTTACAGAAGGTTCTGGCTTTATCAAAATTGAGAAACCACTTGTTAGCTTAAAACGTATTAAGAAAGCACCTATTGTTGCAATTCAAGATTCGCCTAAAGGACGTGCAGTAATTATTGAACATAAAGGTAAGCACTACGCATTCAACTTCAACACTGGTGTGTGGGTTGCTAAAAAAGAAATGTTCATTCCTAACATGGCTAAACTTGGAAAAGCAAAAGTGCGTTTCAATGAATTATTTGAAGATGTTGGTGTGGAATGGGACACAGCAGAAAAAGCGGTTGGAATGGTTGTTGATGTTACAGTTAATAAAAATCAATTAGACCCAACAAGTAATGTTGGCTGGTTAGAAGCGTTACCACTTGACCCAGATGACCAACCAGAAAAAACAGTTGAAGAAGTTGATAACTCAAATGACTTAGTAAATGAAGATTTACCATTCTAAAATAAATACACAAAACCCTTGACTTATGTTAGGGGTTTTGTTATTATATACATATAGGAGGTAATGAGAATGAAAAACACATTTAAAGTAGGGCAATATGTAGAACTTAAAAACGATAACCACAATGGTATTGGCAGCAAAGGTGATAAAGCATATATCTTAGCTAAAGCATTTAAGCCTATTGATGGTGTAGAACTTATCTGTAGATTTGCAAATGGTGCTACAGAAGGTTTCTTACAACGTGAGTTGAAATTAGCAACAAAAACACTTGACAAAATCACACTAATAAAGTAAAATGATAGTACAAACAAATTGGAGGAATTAAATATGCAATATGTAGGAAGTAAAAACAGACTTAGTAAAGAATTAGCACCAATCATTCAAAGTTATATTACAGATGAAACAGTAGCATACATTGAACCATTTGTAGGTGGGGCAAATATGATTGATAAAATCAAACATCACAATAAAATAGGTAGCGACTTACACAATGAATTAATTGAGTTATTAAAATATGCTAGAGATAATTACAAGGAATTACCAGAAACATTTAGTGAAGAAGAGTACAATAGTGTAAAAGCAAATAGAGATAGGTATGAGCCGTGGTACGTTGGTTTAGTTGGTTTCTGCGGAGCATTTGGGGCAGCTTATATGAGTGGTTTTGCTAGACGTTCAAATGGTGAGGATGTACCAGCACAGGCTATCAGAAGCTTAAAGAAACAAGCGCCCAACTTACAAGACATTAAGTTTGAATGTAAGTCATTTACTGATTATAATCCTTCTGACTATAAAAATTGTGTGTTCTACTTAGACCCACCGTACAGAAATACAACAGGGTATTCCACAGGTAAGTTTCCACATGAAGAATTTGATAAGTGGGCTATAGAGTTGGCAAAAAACAATACTGTATTAATCAGCGAATATGAACTACCTGAAGATAAATTTGAATGTATTTGGAGTAAACCATGTTCAGTATACATTAATAATACTATAAATCATTGTAAGAATAAAAAAAGGGTTGAAAAACTATTTAAAGTACGTTAAATAATAGTATAAACAAATTGGAGGAATTAATACATGAAGAACATTGCAGAATTTAAGGACGCACCTGAATTAGCTGAAAAACTATTAGAAGTATTCAGTCAATTAAAAGGTAATTCTAAATCATTTGACCCTATGCGAGCTGGTCAACATGATGTGGTTGTGATTGAATCAACTGAAAAATTATCAGCAAAAGGTAAAGAAATGAAGGTAGTTAAATTGCGTTCATTAGAAGATGGTAGAGATGTTACAAGCTACATCATGAAGTTTCGTAAATATGACTGGGACAAATGGAAAAATGTTGAAGTTGGTGACCGTTTACTAATTGACTTGAAATTTAGCAATGGTTTTGCCACAGTCAAACCTATTAGAAGTATTTCAAAAGGCAATGAAACACCATTTAAACCTAGTGAACCATTAACAAAGCAAACCATTTTATTATTTGATATTGAGATTTTTAAACATGATAGCTTATTTGTATTCCGTGATTACTTTACTAAAGAATGGTTTATCATTAATAACAACCTTGACGAATTACGCAAGTTTTACCTTGAATACCGTGATTCAATGTTTATTGGGTATAATAATGCGTCATATGACAACAATGTAATGCGTGGATATTTACAAGGCAAAAACGCTTATCAAATGTCTAAAACTATTATTGAATCAGATAATAGAGGTCTAGTTTACAAGATGTTTGATAGTCATAAAACCCCATTGTTTGGAATGGACCTATACCAAGATAATAAAGGTTTTAGCTTAAAAGAGCATTCCGCATTCTTAGGTATCAACATTAAAGAAACAGAAGTAGATTTTGACATGGATAGACCATTGACAGATGAAGAGAAAGATAAAAATATTGCATACTGTAAAAATGATGTGTTAGCAACTGAAAAACGTTTTGAACAAAATATTGGTATGTTATTGGCTAAAGCAACAATTGCTTTAATGTTTGATATGGATAAGACAGACCTATTACAAACCAATGCTAATTTAACAGCTAAGTTACTTGGTGCAACTAAGCAAGAAGTTAGACCAGACTTGACAGACCCATTAGAATTAGATAAACGATTAAACATTAATACAAAAGAAATTGCAGAAGCATACTTGAACCATGAGTTTGAACTAAATGAAGATGGTAAATTGAACGTGTCATTAGAGTACACAGATGAAGATGGATATACAATGATTTTTGGTAGTGGTGGTGTGCATGGTGCTAAAGCTAGTTATATTCACATTGGAATGTTCCCAATGCGTGACTGGGGTTCACTATATCCAAACACAATGGAACAATTTAACTTACTATCAAGAAATATTCCAAAGGATAAGATTCACCGCTATGGTGGCTTACTAAAGCAACGCATGGACGCTAAGTATTCAGGTGAAGAAGTGGCAAATATTAAAGGTGTAGAAGTACCAACATATGTAATGATTAACGGTATCAAGTTACCATTGAACACTAAGTTTGGTGCCAGTGGTGCGCAGTTTAATGGTTTGTATGACCCAAGAAACCAATTCTTAGTTTGTGCAACTGGTCAATTGATTATGACAAACATGTATGAATTAATTAAAGGTAAAGCACAGTTTATTCAATCAAATACAGATGCACATGCGTATATTCCAAACAGTGAAGCAGATGACAAAGCAATTGATGAAGCATTAGATGAATTTGCTAACAAGATTGGACTTACACTAGACAAAGACATATTCCGTGAAATCTGGCAAAAAGATGTAAATTCATATATCGCAGTACAACCAAACGGTAAGGTTAAAATAAAAGGTGCAATTGGTTTAACAGGTGGGCTAAAGATATCAAAAGCTATAGTATCAAATGCATTCATTAATTATCTGGTATCAGGTAAAGACTATAAGGAGTTTATCAATGAATGTAATGAACTAAGACAGTTTCAAATTATTACTAAAACAGGTTGGACCTTTGATAGAACAGTTGTACGTGATAGTGAGGGTAATGAATATGAGGCTCAAAAAGTAAATCGTGTTTTTGCAGTAAAAGACGCAAGTAAAGCTGTAGAATTATTCAAGGTCAAAGAAGGTAAAGTATTAGACAGCGAAATTGATGAATTCAAAGATAACTTATCTTACACAAAAGGTTTACCAAATGCACCAGAATACTACACAATCAGTAATGAAGCAATTGGCGAAGGTATTACAATTGATGAAATTGACAAACAATACTATATTGACCAAGTAGAAGACACATTAGTCCTTTGGTTTGGTGAAAACTACAAAGAAAGGGTTGAACAAGCACATTATGAAAGAGAAAAACTTGGATACGAGGTACCTCCAGTCAAAAACTACATTGACTGATGAGGCGTGGGTTACGGTACAGGGTTTTGATTATTATTCTATATCAAATTATGGTAGATTACGTAATAAACATGGTAGAATATTAAAACCTAGGTTACAGAATAGTGGTTATTATTTTTATTCATTATATGATGGACGTGGTAGGAAACATCAAACACAAATAACATGTCATAGATTGGTTGCAACACACTTCCTAACTAAAATTGATGGGTATGATATTAACCATGTAGATGGTAACAAATCAAATAATCATGTCAGTAACCTAGAATATGTATCACATAGTGATAATGCAAAACACGCATACAAACTTGGTATAAACAAAGGTAGACGCGGTTATAAAGAACCTAAACCTTTTAATTATACTATGAAATTAAAGATTTTACCTTATAAATAGGAGGAATTAAAATGATTACAGTATATACTAAGACAAACTGTTTTCCGTGCAAAATGACCAAACGTAAACTACAGGAATTAGGTGTTAACTATAAAGAAATTAATGTAGATGAAAATTTGGAAGCATTAGAATTTTTAATGGAATGTGGGTTTCGTTCTTTACCAGTTGTGTTCAATAATGATGGACCTATTGTAATTGGTGGATATGCACCAAATATCTTGGAAACCATTGTTTCATAGGAGGATTCTAAGCACGTTTCAGATTCAAAGTAAGGTGATTATCCATTAAAACGCAAATAAAGACACCCAATATTGGGTGTCTTTTTGTTTTATACTAATGTACCCCACGTGTTGTTGGGGTCTCCGTCATTTGGTCCAATTGGTAAGTAAATACGTGTACCATTAGTATCTGTTCCACCAATCCACACATAACCATCACCAAGTGTGATTTCATCATACTTGAATACTGCACCTTGTTTCCATGTTCCATATACTGGCGCATATACGCTTGGTCGTCCACTACGTAAAACAATAGCGTCAACACCAATTGTAAACTGATTAACTGGTTTACTTGGTTTTGGTGGGAACTTAGTGTTAAGGTCCTCTAAGTCGCCAGCGTTAGCATATGTTACAAATTTACCACTGTTTTCAATCTTATACGGATTGACTGCACCTTGTTTCACTTCTGTAATTGTACCAACTTGGGTCCAAAGACTTGCACCAGCTACGAATGGTACCACTGGTCCATTGTGTGACTTGTGACCGTTATAAATGTAAACATTTTGACCTTTTTTGAATGTCTTTGGTTTGCTTGGTGTTGGTTTTACTGATTCACCAGATACCCCATTGGCTAAGTCTTTAGCAAGTTGCGCTTTACTGATTCCCATTTCTGCTAAGTAACCATATGGGTCTGTGTGGTCACCCCAAACATAATCTGATACCCATTTATGAGAGATAACACCTTTTTCCCAAACAGAAGTTCCTTGGTCAAGTGTCATAGGAATACCAAACTTTTTACCCATGTCCCTTGTATAATCAATGTATGCTTTATAGTTCTTTTTGAACAGCTCTTTATCATGTGTATGCTGCAACTCAATTTGAATAGGTGCATATGGGTTTGCATTACCCGCACCCCATGAAACGTTACCTTCTGGTGCAATCTTATACACAATACCACCATCACCAACGATAGCTGTTGTATGAGCATTAAACCAGTTGTTTTTCATGTACGTTGCTTCATTTCGTCCTGTGGCACGTTCATTGGCAGTTTCATGTAAGATAATCTTATTAGGTACTGCAACCTGTCCTGAACCTTCCCAAGGGATTAAATTGAACTCGTTATTAACTTCATATGCGTTAGCTGTTTGCATTCCAGCAAACAAACCAATGGTTGCTAATGCACCAAATAAAATACCTTTTAATTTCATACTTATTTATCCTCCTTATTGTCTTTAATACCTTTTGTGGTTGGGTCTATAACTACCCCTAAAATACTTAACACAACGAATACTGCATTAACCACGTCAATTAGTTGTTGGCTCAAACCAGTTAGGTTTGATAAGTCTAATCCAAAAACGTTTCCCAAAACTTGAATCAGAACAATTACTGCTGGAATTAAAGCAATCCAGAACGCTTTGTTTTTGATACGTGTTTTCCAATCCATTTTTAACACTCTCCTTATAATATAGTTATAATAGCACCAATAACAGCAACAATGATTGCCCCTGATACTGTGCGTGTTAGCCAAGTTAAACGGTCATTTATACTACCAATGTCTTTCTCATTTTGAATTGAACGGTGATGTGTTTCACTCAATAAATTATTGTTTGCCTTTAATTCATTTTTCAAATCTGGAATACCTTCTAAATTTGATTCAATTCTAGCTAGTTGCACTTTTATTTCCATAAAGTCCTTATCTTCCATGCCTACATCTCCCTATCTTATTATAATCACCGCCTTTCAGCTACTATTATAGTATAGCATTTAAATAAGGGAAATAGTGTGCTTCACAGGACGATTCTAAGCGTTTTTCAATCTCTAATGTGGGTGATTATCCATTTAAACGCAAATAAAAAACACCCCTGAAAAGAGGTGTTTTATGATATTAGCTTTTTTGCATTTCTTCTAATACTACGTTTACAAGGCGTGTTGCGAATAAAGTATCTCTTCCAGGTCGTGTCTCTAACGCTACACCAAACCATTGACCAGCCTTAACATCTATAACAGCTGTAGCTGTTCCTACCCATTGTAAACCCACACTGGCAGTGCTACCAAATGTACCAACGGCGGAGTAAAGCATTGTACCACCTTGTGTATTTGATGATTTATCAGCTAATTGAGCGTAAGTATCGCGAATCTCCATTTTAGAGTAAGCAAAATCAGTGTGTTCTGGATTACCATTACCCTGTAATAGTACAGTACCTTGGAATTTAATACGTGCATCACGCATTGCCATAAAGGCATCACCATTACTACCACGTTGAACCAGTCCGTTTAGTCTTTCAACGCTAGTATTGAATCCTAATGCTTCTAATCCTCCAAACTTCAATAGTGTACCCATACTTGCTGGACTTGTATTTACTCCTTGACCCCACATAGATATATTAGGTGAAAATCCGTTAACTTTTATTAAGCCTCCACTCAAGTCAGTAGTACCACTTATAACTGCTGGATTGCTACCTTCTTTAGTAACTGTTGTGAAATTCAAACCTCTTGGCTCCAATGTTGCTTGCCGGTTAATTTCAGTATTGGCTGTTCTATAATCAAGCTCGTTCAAATAAACCCTGTTTGCTGATAGTAGTCCGTTTGATTTGCGTTCTATCGTAGTTCCAGTTGCAACATCATAGTTAGTAACCGTGTTAATTACCTCTCCATATTGTATCTTGGTTGTTTCCTCACTTCGTAATTTCTCAACCACTGACCCTGTTTGAGTGATATATGTGTCATTATCTTGTAATACCGCTCCACCTTCAATTATAGTGGTGCCTTGTCTACGTATTTGACCACCAGTTATTACTTCTTTGTTGTTCCAAGTATTAATAAATTTTGACCCATTAATAATAGAACCGTTCATGTTTACTGCGTTAAGTGTTTCAATATTTAAAATAGACTGGTCAATGGTTTGTTCTTCCCATACACCGCCCTTAAAAACTTTATATGAGGTTATCATAATTTCTGGCTGAACATCATCAGTTAGCATGCTTAATGTTCTTCTACTAATGTTTTTTTCTGTATCAGTAATAATAACATCTGGTTTTTTCTCAACCTCACTTTGTACCCACCATATATCATTTTCTTTTGGTGTTGCTGGCTCTTCCTGTTGAACAAATACCTGTGGTACACTATTGAACATTTGCTCTGTTTTATTATTTATTTTTATCTCAATATCTCTTAGTCTTTCATCAATACCTGATTCTAAACGTACAAAATCAGATAATGTAGCCTCACATATACCTGTTGTGTAATCAAATCTAAGTTCTTGTACACGTGAACTTAAATATAAGTGTTCGTTTTCGTCTACTAACTCAATTGTATCACCAACAACTAACATGTCTGGGATATTAGCAATGTCAACATCATAAGAAACCATTGGTTCGCTATACTTCTTTAGGTGACTAATAACATTATTAATTAATGTATTTTTATCAGTTGTTTCATATTGTTTGTGTTGTACAAAATAGTTACCTACTCTGTTTAATCGTGACCATTCCTTAACGTTTTTAGTATCACGTATGATACCATCTTGTTTACTTAATGTAAACCGCCCATCTGGGTCCGTCCAGTTGTAACCAATAAGATTGATAGCTTTATCAGAACCTTCTGGTGTTCCACCTCTTGCATATATAGCATTAACTAATTCATAAATATCTTCATTGACTACAATTGAGTTAATGTCTTTATTTACATACAGTCTGTGTTGCTTTGTTGTACCACGTTTTTTTCTAATGTCAATATAGCGCTTGTGTAGTTCGTTACCAACAAAGTCAAATCTAAATTCTAATTCAGCGTTATCAAATTGTGTTGCAACTGACAAGACACGTTCTAATGCTGTTGCTTCACCCTCCCACTCAAGTTTACGTGTGAGGTTTTTGATTTCATTAATACCAATATCCCATCCTGAATCATAGGTAAAGTAGTTAATGTAAAACGCGATATCTTTAGCACCATCTGCCTTATATGTTGTCGTTGTTTCATTAAGTAGGTCTAAACCAGCTGATTCTAATTCAAGTGTTCTAATCTGTGTTAGTGGATTGTGTGTTGCCTTCATAATTGTTTGCCATTGTTGCTTACCATTCAAATCTGTATACAATACATAATTACCAACTTTAAATGATTGTTTAGCTCTACCTGTTGTTTTTGGTGTGAAACTAACATCTAGTGTCATTCTACGAGAAGATGTTTCAAGTGTAGAAACATCTTCCGCAGTGATTACTTTAAAATCTGTGCTACCAGTTGTGCTGATAACCTCTAATAATGTAAACGTTCTATCTGTGATATAAAAATCCATCTTAATTCCTCCTATAAATATGAATTGTGTACTTCAATATTAACCTCTGGTTGTGTTGCAAAGTCTGAAAACACTGGTTGTATATATGTGTCCCCTATCTCTAATTTGAATTTTTCCCATTCATTACCTAATGTATTTAGTCTACCATTTTCCACACCATTTATAAACAATTTTCTTTTCTCTACATCTACTTCAACTATGTCACCAGCTTGGAATACGTTTTTAACATCTTGGATATATGGTGTGTCTAACCACCGTACCTTTACATCACTTAATCCCATCAAAATGTAGTCACCTTTGCGAAACCTTTGAAACCATGTTCCGAAAAATGCAATATTTTGCGTGTTTTCAACGTTATATACAAATTTATATTCATTTTGTATGTTTACATCATCATTCTTATTAAGTCCTTTTATTGAACAAAGTCTGTATATAATCTGGTCTTTTCTACGGTCTATGTTTATTTCACGCCAACCCTCTTTGAATTTTCTTTTATCAAGTTTATATGTGTGAATTACATTTCCTTGATATACAAAGTCTAGGTATATATCGTCTGTAGATTCTGATGAATCACGAAATACAACACCAGCCACATAATCATGATTTACATCCATGATATTTATTTCCATTCTACCCAGGTAATTTATTTTAGCATATGGGAAAGCGCAACGTATATTTGTTGTAAACTGTAATGTTCTGTCATTTGTTGAACTTGGTGGTATTGGTAATGTTAATGATGGTCCATGCCAATACCAGGCTTCACTATCAGTAAAATTTGGTATAATGTCATGTGGTGACTTATCCATACTTAACGTACCATCTACTATGTTTGGTTTATTCATGTCACCAACATAATATGGGTATGATGTAGTAAAACCACTGTTGGTTACCATGCCATCAGGTTCTGTTTTACCCCAAAACGTCCAATTCTCAACTGTTTCTAACTTCGTTTTTTCAATGTAATCAACTTCATCTGGTGAGCCAAACTGTAGTACATTTCTATTCTCATTTAAGAATGCAATTAATGCATTATCACTATTCATTTTAACTGTGAATTTAGGGTATGTTCTATATGTTCCATTATTTGTTACTTTGATTGCAGTTGCAGTTAAATTACCAACTGTTGCGATATATTCAAACGTACCTCCACCATTTATTTGAATCATTGGTTGTGAAAAGTCTTGACTAGGCGTATCTCCTGAAACTCCGTAGTTCATACTTAACATGGTGCAGTGTTCGCTTTCAATTTGAAATGTTTGTGTATATTTAACAAACTCTTGATTTACTTCTAGTGGTATATCAATTGTATGTTCAGCCACACGTCTAACTGGTTTTTCAGCCCATTCAATAACCTTTATTTGACCAGCCCACTCTTGGGTTGTGTTCTCTGGTAGTGCGTTAACTCTTATACTAGCCATGACATCAATTGAATCACCCGTATTAACATTAACTCTAACTTGGTTTCTATAATCTTGCATAAACCAGCTAGTATCCCAACGTTTGTAGTCGTTGCTTTCCTCTACTATTTGTGGCATACCAGCTGTAAAGTCAACATGTAATGTGTTTGAACCATTGTATTTATCAAAACCTATACTAAGCCAATTGTTGTAATAGAATTTAGGTGATAAGAACTCACTATCATATAGTATGTTAGCTGATGTACTTTCTACATTACTGAAACCTGTTGATTCTATTTGATGTGCTAAAGCATCAGGTACATCAAATGTTAATGTAAATGGTGTGTACTTTGTGTCTGTTGCGTCATACTCTTCTGTGCCTGTGAATATTGCGTTAAAATATCTATCTGGCATTTGGTCTAATATAAGTCGTTTTGGTTCATCACTATTGATAATCTTTACAAGCGCATCCTTGGTTTGTGATACAGTCATACCACTATTGTCTGAAATAATGAAACCATCAATACTGATTGCGAAGTCACCTAATCTTGTATTTCTAAAGTGTTTACCATCTGTGTTACCAATCTGAAAAAAATCATTATCTTTTGATAAAAATGGTACGTTAACTTTAGCTATTTGAAATAGATGGCTTGTTTCTTTTCCGTCAAAAGTAAATGAGCGTAGAAAATTATAGTTTTCTTTCATGTGTATTATCTCCTTTTCTTAGTTACTATACTAGTATTATAACACAAAAGGCAACCCTTGTAAAGGGGTTGCCTTGATGTTTTTAAATATAACCTAGATTACGTCTAGTGTTTCGTTCTTGTGTTCTGTTGAGTTTATTAAGCTCTTTGTTCATCTTCTTACCATCTAATATAACATCTGTGTTTTTAGCTAAGATAGCTTGTAACAATTCGTTCTGTTGTTGCATTAAGCTAACCAATAATGCCATGTCTTGTGATTCCCCACTGCCACCTACATTGTTGCGTTCGTCTTTGACACCTAACATCTGTTTAGCTTGGTTAAGTAACGCTAGTGCTCTACCTCGTTTAGATGGTTCAGTTGGTATGATAACCTCAGGGTAGCCGTTTTCAGCTAGTGTTGCAATCTGTGGTGTTTTTGCAATACCACCATTGAAGTATCCTCTAATACGGTGACCACGTGGACCCCAACCAGATTTACCGTACTGCAAGTCGTTTTCCCAATTACTATTGTTGAAGAAAGCTAATAATTGGTGATAGCCATTGTTAATGTTACCATGACCTGGAACTTTGTACGCATCAAATGTCTGTGGAATATATTGTAATAATCCACGTGCTGGGTTACCACTTAATGTGTTAATGTCAACCACGTCTGGACTTTGAACAATCTTTTCATTACCACCTGATTCACGCATGATTTGAGCAACTAAACCAGCTACCTGTGAACTACTGATTGATTGACCCATGTATTTCGCCGCCTTGCGGATAACAGGAGCCCAGTCACCACCAGCCCCAGCTGATTCTTCTTCCTCTTTTTTCTTGAATAAGGCTTTAACTTTTTCAGCAAAGGCATTTGTCGCTTTACCACCTAAGCCTTTTGCCATGTCAAGTGGGATATGTGATAGTCCACCTAAGTCCATTGCACCCATAATAGCATTGCGTGCTAGGTCTAATGGTTTACCTACCCAATCCATAATATCGCCAATGGTTTCTTTTACCTTGTTGATTCCGTTACCTACAAATGATTTTGTATTAGACCACATGTCTTTTACCCCATCCATGAAACCAGTTCCTTTTTTGTAGAACGGAACTCGCCCACGTTTACCTAAGAATGCGGATGTTTCATGTTCGTTTAATACATGTGTACCTTTAGGTGCGTTCATCAGTACGTTACGTCCTTTAGGTATCATTGCATTACCATCTGGTGTAATGACCATTTCAGCACCACCACCGTCATTGACAACCATTGGTCCACCTACGTGACCACCTGAACCAGTTCCTTGTTCGTACTGTGGTACATCCCATTTAGCAACTGTTGGCGCACCAAACTTTTCTAGTACCCAGTTAGCACCGCCAATAATACCATTTACTGGACCGCCAATTGCTCGTAGTACACCGTTGAAAATACTCTTGAATGCATTAGTAATTGCACCAGCACCGTTCTTCACTGCTCTTACCATTTGGTTTGGTAGGTCAGCAAACCAGCCTGAAACTGTTTTAATACCTGTACTAAATGTGTTCTTAATTCCATTCCAAAGGTTACGGATAGTGTTACTTACTGCGTTTTTCATAGTGTTAGCAATACCACTGATACCGTTCTTGAATCCGTCAAAGATGTTTTTAGCACCATTTGCGCCACTACTAAAGAAATTCTTGATACCATTCCACATGTTACTTACTGTGTTCGTGATTGCATTCTTGAAGTTATTTGCGATACCTTTGATACTTCCGCCAAACTTGTCAAATAATGCACCAGCACTACTTCCACCACTTGTAAAGAAGTTCTTAACTGCATCCCACATTCCTTTGATTGTGCCGTTTACTGATGTTCCTAGTCCTTTAACACCTTTGAAAATCTTACCAATGAACATGATATTGAACCATTCCCAAACAGCTTTGATACCACCAAAGAAAATACGTTTGATAGCATCCCACAAACCAGTGAAGTCACCAGTTAATACCATTGAAAATACATCAATAATACCTGTGATTGCATCTACCATTCCTTCAATGAATCCAATAACTGACTTAACAAAAGAACTTACAACACCAATTGCAATCTTGAATAATGGTGTTAGTAACTTAACTAGATTCATAATCGCCTTACCAATACGGTCACCGTTTTGGTCCCACCAGTTAGTTATCTTATCAAACACTTTACCTAATGCATTAAAAATATCATTTAATATAGGCATTAATAGTGGTACTAATTCCTTAATTAAATACTGACTAACATTCTTAACAATCTTTGAAACCTTTTCAAGCATTGGTATTAGCGCCCCAATTACTTTACTTACTAATGGTATTACTTTTGGTAAAATATTTTTGGATATGAACGACCAACCTTCTTTTACCTTATCAAATAAATCAATTTTTACTTCACCACTGAATACCTGTTTAACCTTGTCAACAAGTGGTTGTATCACATCAGCGTACTTCTTAATCTCGTTCCATGATTTCTCTAGTACGTCACCAATTGAGTTGAATGCATTACCAACAACTTTACCTGTGGTTTCCATTGCTTTGTCAACGTAAGGCATAACCTTGTCAACCATATTAAGTAACCAGTCAAATACTGGTAATAATGCTACCTGAACTTTCTCACCAACTTCACCTAATGAAACTTTTAATCTATTTTGTAATAGTGTTACTTGGTCTATTGGGTCAAGAATTTCAGAATAGGTTTTTGATACAGTTCCAGCGGCATTTGCGGCTGACTTTTGGAACCCTTCCATTGACAATGCGTTACTGTCAATTGCTTCAACCATCTTGGTTGCCGCCTTGGTACCAAATACTTCACTGGCAATGTTTAGTTTCTCTTGTTCTGATGTTGCATCATGAATCTTTTTAATTGTTTCTCCCAATCCATCACTCATTGACTTACCTTTTTTAGCATAGACAACACTTGCTTTAGCTAGATAACCTAATGTGCTTGCACTATCAATACCAGTCTTTTCTAATTGTCCTAGTAATGTTGTTGATTCAGAAACATCTAATCCCATTGCTTTAAATTGTGGTGCGCCTTTAATAAGTGCATCAAATAACTGTTCAACACTTACCCCAGTATCTTGACTTGTTTTACTGATTGCATCCAATACTGTTGGTAACTCTGAAACCTCTAATCTAAATAACTCTAGCGCCTTGTTAGCACTTTTGGTTGATTCTGAAACATCAGAACCATTGATTTCTGCGAACTGTAGAATAAGTGCAGTTGCTTCTTCTAATTCGTCACCCATTAAACCAAATTGGGTGTTTACTTCACCAATTGCACCACTGATGTTTTCCATTTCAGTTGGAATGACACCTGTTAGGTTCTTGAAGCTTTGTTGTAAGCTCTCTAAGTCCTTACCGCTTGCACCAGTTGCTGTTGTAATACTATCTAGGTTTTCGTCTAGCTCTTTAAATGCTACGATAGATGCCCCACCAACTGCACCAACTGCACCAGCTAAAATGCCAAAACCTTTTACACCAACTTTGATAGCTGAACCAATTCCAGAAAATCCTTTTTTGACAGCTCCAGAAACACCACCAGCGGTCTTTTTAAGTGAATCCATAGCACCATCTAGTTCTTTAGTTTCTTTCTTGGCGTCTTTTGATTCGTCACCAACTGCCTTCATTGCTTTTTCAGTGTCTTTTAATTCTTTATCTAGACCATCAATTTTCTTTTCAGTGTCTTTACTTGCATTTGCATATGCTGTTAATTTACGTTTTGCATCCTCAACTTCTTTTGAGTTGCTACCATATTCCTTGGTTAACTTCTCAACAATGGCTTCTTGGTTTTTTACTGCCTTATTAGTAATGTCTAAGTTACGTGTGTAGCCAGCTTGTTTTGCTTTGATTACATCTACTTCATTACCTGACTTCTTGGCTACTGCAATTTGTTTTTCTGTGATTTTATTGTTTGATTCAATCTCTTTACCATACTTACTATTTGTAACAATTGACTTATCAAGTGCGCTGTTCGTTTTGCTTAATTGTTGATTGTAACCATTGTACTTGGCTGTTGATTGGTTAATTTTAGTATTAAGGTTATCAACTTGTTTTGATTCAGCACCATATTTCTTGATAGCTTCATCTCTGCTTTTTTCTAACATCTGAATCTTTTTAGCTTCTAGTTCCATTACAGTGTTTAAGTCTTTTGTTTTTTGACTAAGTGATTGCATAGACTTACCACCGTCATCATACGCTTTAGCATTAGCACGCATTGCTGATTCAGCTTGTTTCATTTTACTTTGAAGTTTATCCATGCTATTGATTGTTTCATCAATACCTTCAACACCAATACCAAACTTCATGTTACCAATTGGTTTATCTGCCATTATTCTAGTTCTCCTTTCGCTCTAGCCAATTCTGCTGGTGATAATACTGAACCAAAGAATGACATAGGGTCTTGCTTCTTCTCTTTTTTGGGGGCTTTCTGATTATTAAATAAATCTAAAAGAAAGTAGTAATCAGAATTGTTTATCTCTGATAAACTCCAATTACCACTTTCTAAAAGTTTTCTATATAAGTCATCAAAGTTTTCTAGCTGTTCTGTGAATGACGTATTTTCTAATTCCTTTAATTCATCAGCCCCTAAGCTTTTTTTTCTTCATCATTAGCACCCATTGCATTTGAGAAAATATCTTCAATTGTAGGCATTAAGTCGTCCGCTGAAATTGAATCTTGGATTGCATCAAATGTAACACGTGGGTCTAAGAATAAATCTGCTACTAATTGAATCATTTCATCAATCAATTGTAATTCAGACATTTCAAGCTCACCAGCTTCAACCTTTTCAACCTGTGCATGGAATTTAATCAATTCACGCATGCCACGTGTTGTAATAGATTTTTGTTTAACTGTAAATGTTTTTCCTTCTTCATTTTGTAGTGTGATTTTAATCATTGTTGATTCCTCCAATAAATTTATTTTTCTTACTAAAGATATTATAGCATAAACACTGGTGGTTGTGGGTGTTGGTGAAACCAGTGCAATAAAAAAGAAGAGCTGTTAGGCTCTTCTAAGTCAATTCAATTGATGCACTTGTATCTGCTGGCGTCACCTGTCCGACCACAGGTGGCGTGCTAGGGTGTAACAATGTTGTTTACTTTGTCAACAAACTTATCAAGTGTTAATGTGTCGCTTGAAACAGCACTCATGTATGCAAAGCCGCGTGAATCTGTTACAAATGAACCTTCAATTGTTTCTGTGTTTGGTTCTGTACCACCAGATTCTGTTGTATTCAATGCGATTTCTGGGTGGCTGAAACGTCCTTTAACTAAACCAAAGTACATTTCTTTACCGTCTGCACCGTCTGCAACAAATACTGCTGAAACGTAAGGTGCTTCCGTATCTTCACCAACGATTGCAATACCATCTTCACCACGTTCAATACCTAAAATTTTCTCATAAACGTTGTCTTTATACAAGTCAAATACGTTTAATGAAGCTGTTAACTCTCCAACCCCTTTAGCTGATACCCAAATTGGAACGTTTGACGCATAAACGGTTGTTTGTTCTGCTGAAATTCCTTGAATTGACGCTTCAATAGTACCGCCACCGCTTTTATCAATTGTGTATTTATCAACGCCAGAACCTTCTGCTTTAGGTACGCTGATAATAGCTTTCTTAAAACCTACTACTGCCATAATTGTTTCTCTCCTTTAGTGTTTATATTTTCTTACTAGAATAATTATATCATTAATCAACGTGTTTTAGGGTGTCACTTAGACAACTCTTTGACTGATTGTGTAACGTTTGATAACCCTACGTGTACCCTCTAGGTCTGGGTCGTACGATTGTTGTGATAATACGCACTGCACATTATCTGCACGCATGGTCTTGTCAATTTCAAAGTAATACTTTTCAACTTCTTTCAAGTCCTCACACCACAAATCCACCTGAACATGTGTTACAAAATAATTAGGGTCTGCACTGGCATATTCTGTGTACCGTCCGTCAAGTTCTACAATTCTACCTACTGGTAATTGTGGTAATGTTTGAAATTCAGTGGGTACTTCATTAGTAAACCAGTTGACTTCTGGGTGTGCTTGCTCTAAAGCTTCTGCTACTTGTAATATGGGTAGTCTCATTTTAGAAACGCCTCCTGTAATGCTTTTTGAATGATTGATGCAACTTCACTCTCAATACTGTTTATTGTTTTTTGTATAAACCCTTGTGGTCGTTGTTTGATTGTTCCTAACTCTGGAAAGTGTGCCATCCATGCCACATCATCATCAAAGCCAACTTCTGCTATATGGTTATTCTTATTTGCTTTACTCATTACAACATGGTCACGCATATGTTCTTTTTTGTAGTCCTGACCATCCCTACTATACTTTGTGCCGTTAAAACGTGGTGTATTTTGCTTTAGTTCATTCATTGCTTTTTCACCAGCTGTATTCACTGCCTTACTAACAATTAGGTCAGCCTTTTTACCGCTTTTTTCTAATCGCTTGTAGACTTGTGAAAAGTCAACGTAGTTTGGACTACTCATTCCTTCACCCTCTTACATACAAGCGTTGTAAAGTCACGTTGGAAGCTACCTTCTAATACTTGTATGATGTCATAGTTAACACCGTTGTATACAACACGCATAGTATTGTCAATATGAATCTGTTGTTCGTATCTGATAATGAAGTTTGTTGTATCCTCTAAAACAGTACCTAATGATTCTTTATAGTCTTTGAAATACTGTTGTTTTACTGAACACCATATAGTGCCCTTGGTTTCCCAATCAGTGACCCACTCATAATATTCGTTCTTATGAGTTGTTTTATGTTGGATACTTATCTTTCTGTCAAGTCGTTGTGTTGGTATCAGTGGCATCTTGTAACCCCCTTAATTGATGAATCATTGCTACGATTGTAAAGGGTACTTGTTGTTGTAATGCGCTTGTTGCTGGTACTCTGTTTTCATACCATAATGAAACCAACATGAACTGTAATGTCTTGAATCGTTTATCATCTGGTGCGGTCTTTAACTCAATAGCTCCTAAGATGAATAGTTCACTCGTATCAATCAGTCCTTGTAGGTAGGTATCATCAAAATCATAGTCTAATCTTAGATTGTTTTTTACTTCTGCTAATGTTAACATTATCATACCTCCTTAGTTAAAAAGAGGGCTTAACCCTCTTTTATTATCCAGCTGTTGCAGTTGTAGTGAATGCTGGTACATCTACTTTACTAGACTCGGGTTTTCCATCTTCAATAGCTGTTACTTGAAAATCACCTTTACTATATGGTGTTTCTGCTGTTAAACCAGTGATTGTTACTGGTGAGGGTTGTCCAGTCACAATCTTTTCACCTGTTTTCTTGTATACGTTAAATACTTTAGCCATAATTTACACTCTCCTTTTATAGTTTAAAAAGAGGTAAGGCGAATGCCCCACCTCTTAGTGTTTACGATAATTCAATTGTTGCTGATGTTTCAGCTGGTGTCACCTGCCCTACCACAGGTGGCGTACTAGGGTGCTGGTGTTAAAGTGATATATTTACCAGCGTTTTTATCAACGACTTCACAGTCAAAGCGCATAGCTACTGCTAATACTTGACCGAAGTATTGATGCTCAACCCAACGTACAGTTGTGTCTACGCGGTCGAAGAAGACTGCGAATGCATCAGGTTGTCCTAAGAATGCTACTTTGTCACCGTCTACTGTACCAATTAATTTATCAGCTAAAACAGTTACTTTACGTCCTAATAGAGATTTACCAGATGGTGCTTTGATGTCATCTTCTAGTAAGTAACGACCGTTAGCGTCTTTCATTTGGTCTAAAGCGTTAAAGAATGATTGAGAAACAATAAACTCTAAGTTGTAAGCTGGGTCAAAACCAGTGTTAACTTGTGTTTTCAAGTCATCAATTGATGTTGCGGCTACTGCTGTTGCTGTTTTTAATTTAGTAACGATAGCTTTGTTAGCTGTGTTCAAACCTTGACGTTGAATGTGACGTGCAATGATTCCAGATAAGTCATCATCAGAATCTTGTAAAGCTTCTTCTGCTACTGCAATTTGACCACGGTAAGTTTCAACTTCATATTTGACTTCTTCGAAAGCTGGTCCTTCTAAATCAGGGTTCTTTTTAAGTTCTTCAACTGATGCCAACACGGCTTCATTAGCTTTCAAGATTGGATATTTACCCATAGCATTTGTTACTTTTTGACGTGTAACCATATTACGTAAGTCAACAACTGTTTCAGGTAACATTTTAGCTTTTGTGATGATTTCTTCTGGGATAATTGCTGATGCATCCGCAGACTTAACACCTTCAAATGATTCAGGCAATGCACGTGTTTCTTTTGAGCGTAAGTATTCTAAGAATCCACGCACTTCTTTATTTTCTACTTCTTTTCCATCTAAAATAACTTTCTCCATGTTTTCTTCTCCTTTTTGCTCTAGTGAGCGTTTTTCTGTTTTAGGTTCTTCCTTTGGTTCCTCTTTAGGTTCTTCAAAATCTTGTTCAGTTTTTGCTGAACGTTCTTCTTTTGTTTCTTCCTTATCTTCTTTAGGTTCTTCCTTTGGTTCGTCCTTAGCATCTTCTGCTTTAGGCTCTTCCTCTGGTTTCTCCTCATCTTTATTATCAACTGCACGTTCTTCTTCTTTAGGTTTTTCCTCGTCTAAAGCTTTAATTTGTTGCATTACTTTTTCAGCTTCATCAAGTTTACCTTCTGATAATAAAGTTTGTGCTTGTTCCATAAGTTCTTGCCGTGACATACGCACACCCCTTTAATATTATTTTTCTTACTAAAGATAGTATATCACGAACAAGGGAAGTTGTGGGTGTTACTTGTATAACCCTAGTAGGTTTAGTTCCAATTCTAGTTTACGTTTTTGGAACTGCTTGTTTTCTTCTTCAATCTGTTCTAATGAACGTTTAGCCACACTAACATCTGTGTCTGCATATGCTGGAATTGAAACCAGTGAGATTTCAAATAGTGACTTGATTTGTTTGATAGTTCTGTGATTTATTCCATCAACTTTGCGCCATTCATCTTTAGCAACTGTGAATCCAAACGAACACTGACTAAGGTCACCGCGTTTAACTAGTTCCATTGCATCACGTCCAACTGATGTATCAGGAAGTAATGCTCTAAATTTTAAACCAATGTCGTCAACCTCTAATGTTAATGTTCCACTCTTTGTCCGTCCTAATAACTTACTTGAATCATGGTCAACGAACATACGAACGTCACTCATATCAACACCATCTAATGCACGCTTATCTATGAACTCAATGAATCCACCTAAGTTTTCACTAGGTGAATCAAACTTTAAAGCGTAGCCTTCAACAATATTGTCTGTTACTGTTTCAACCTGTTGTAGCTGTCTAATTTCAAGATTCTTCACTTGCTGACACTCCTTCTTTTCCATCTACTTTCATTAATTCTTCACCTTCTTCAACATCTGCATAACCTAAATAGTCACGAATTTCGTTAGTCTTAATTGCTTTTAGCAACTCTTTATTCTGTTTACCTTCAAAAACTCGTTTACGTCTATCTTCATAGGTATCATTTAATAATGTTGTGAGGTCTAATTCTAACTCGTTACCTGTTTTAATTTCAATTTCATCACAGATAGCTCTTTCATATTGGCTAATAGTTGAAGCAATATAGATGTCATTTGCACCACTATCTGTAGAGTTTACTAATTCCATACCAAAGCGGTTCAATGGAATACCTAATACTTTTGCAATCTGTTGTGTACTAAACTTATTACCTTGAATCAGTTTAAGAATATCAGTATTCATTTTGTATTCTTGGAACTCTGTTGATTCGTCTAAGACAATAACGCCATTACTGTTAGTGCTACCACCGTTTGCCTTTTCAAAGTCCTGTCTGATTTTTGCTTTTGTTTCGTTATCAACGTAACCGCCTTTTAGTTTTAAGATACCTCCTCCAAATACACCGTTGGCAAAGAACTTGCTTAAAATCTTACTACCGTTTGACTGCATAGCTACTTCATCTTTCAATGATAGTAAAGGACTTCTACCAAGGAAACCATCTACAGTTGTAATTCTAAAGTGCAAAATATCTTCTGGTGTACATTTGTACATAATGCTACCATACTCCATTGTTACATCATACGACCATTCGCCTGTTGTAACGTTTTGGATTACATTTACTTGTTCAGGTTTTACAAACTCCAAGCTCTCAACTACTCCTAATTTATCTCTGTGGATTAATGCATATGAGTTACCGCTTAGAATCAAGTTTGCTACTGTTGCGTACATGAACATGTAATGACTTTGCTTATTGTTTGGTCTTTTGTTAATCATTTTTAGAAATTGCTCATCAACTTCACTATTCTTAGTTGGTCTAAATTTTGACTGTCCTAAGTCACCACTAATAATATTGATACCTGTGAAAATATCTGAATTACGTAATGCCTTTTCACCTGTGATTTCTGTTGAATAAATGTCACTGCTTTCGATAAAGTCAATGAAGTTCTGCTTTGTTGTGCTTCTAGGTGCGACAAAAACTCCCATTTAATTATTCACCTTCTCCCAATTCTTTGTATAAGATTACTGATGGAATTAATAATGCTACTGCTAAGGCTACTAAACCAGCTACTAAACCAGTGAAAAACATTGCTGTGACTAGTGATAGCATACCTAAAACGTAGAAAATTACTACTAACAATACCGGATTTTGCATATTTACCCCTCCTATATACCCCATTTTACCACAAAACAATAGAAAAAAGAGTGCTAGTTAAAGCACTCTTTATACACCAAATCCAAATTTTCCTTCTTCAATCAGTTCTTTAAAGCTAATATACTCATAATCAAAGTACATTGCTTCACTCATTGCATTAATTAAGGCATCTATAGGGTCAATTTTGTTACGATTCATAGCTTTTTCAATGGCTATATTGTCCGCAAACTCACGCATAATAGCATTATATACCGCTCTAGTTAGTAGTGGGTTATCTGTTTGAATCACTTCACCCTTGATAATTGCATCACGTAAGTACTTTGTAGGTGCATTTAAATACTGGATGCGCTGTGGTACTTCAATTAGTTTGTCTGGAAAGTCCTTGCTTAAGTTGATTACAGATGGTGTTGCTTGGTGTCCGTCATAGTAAATACCTTGTAGGTCTAAGTCATACTCTGTTATGAACTCTCTTATCCATTCGCACATATCTTCATGGTCTATCAAACCATCTGGTCGCTGACTGATGTTTACTAGTCCTAAGTTCTCATACTGTCTATACGGTATCTTATCTTTTATCTGTTTAGCTTCAATACCACCCACAGAAGCTATAAAAGCGTGACTGTCAAGAAGTAGCTTGCGTTCCTCTGCAATAGGTATCACCCAGCTAACTGCCGTCATATCGCCTGTACGTGCCAAATCAAGACCTATATAAACTGGTCTACCTTTTATATCATATGGTTTTGTTTGCTTAACAGCTTCCCAAGATTCTTTATCAATGAAACTGTCTTGTGATGATTGTACCCAGAAGTTCATCTCTTTAGTTAGCCAACCACTCATGTCACCCTTAGCCTTATACTCTGCTAATGAGTTAACCTTATGTTCGTACATTGTTTCATGTAACTGTGTATTCTCAAATAATGGGTTGCTCTTAATCCAGTTAGCTTCGTCATCAACTTCACTTAGGCTATCCATTTCCCAACACAAAGCAAGGTAGGCATCAGCTTCCACTTCCTCATTAAGTAGCTTAGTTATAAATGGGTATTCTATGCTGTGCATTGGTCCATTCAAGTTTTTGGTTGTTGTACTAATAATCAAAATTAAACCTTGTAATTGTTGTGACTGTGAACTTTCTAATACCTCAATCATGGCTGTGCTTTTAGCTTCTCCATACTCATCAAGTACACCACATAGCACGTCTAGTCCGTCTAAGCTATCTGCATCACTTGATAGTGGCTTAACCGTTGATTCATCTTCTAAGTGTTCAATGTCTTTCTTATTAACTTTGGTTACTTTCCTTGTTCCATCACTTACTGCACGCAATGCCTTTAGCTGTGATTTTAACATGTTGAATACAATACCAGCTTGGTCTTTAGTGTTAGCCGCCGCTACAATCTGTCTTGAAGCGTTTGGATACTGACCTAATAAGAACTCATATAATGAGATACCAGCAACCAGAATTGACTTACCGTTTTTACGTGCTAGGCTGATATATACTTTTCTGAATCTACGCATCTTGTTTTTCTTTTTGCGCCAACCATATATCATAGCAATAATAAACTTCTGGAACTTAGCTAGTTTATTTGTCTTACGTGTCTTTGGGTCTGGTAGCATTTCAATAAATGCAACAGGTTCTAGTGCTTCTTTAGGGTCATAGTAGTATGGATAATCTGGGTCTAGTGACCGCTCTAAGTCCTTCTCATGACGTCTAATGGCTTGTTTAATCTTATTACCTATTGGTATTTGATTATACCTTACGTAATTGATGTAATCAGCTACAAAATCTATATTATTCATATGTATACCTCCTTGTTTCTATTATAGCACAAATAAAAAGACTTAGGTCATGAGTTTATCCAAAGGGGATAACAAACTTACCTAAGTCAACATGATTGAAACTTAATCTCGTTATATACATTATAACATAAAAAATAGTTTCTGTGTGTAAATAAAAAGACTTAGGTAGTTATTCCCATAAGGCGATAACTAGTCTAAGTCAATTGGTCGCACTGCAACCCTTCTTAAATGATTAAGTGTTGCTATGTGGTTGGCGGACCGTCCACATACGGACTGCCTCACAACACTTAATAGAGTTTTGCTCACTTGGTTAAGGATGTAAGAGCGTTTCCTTGTAAATAGACCATCACATCTATTTACTAACTTTGTTGACGTAACTTAATCAACTGTCCTAGTGGGTCGCTTGATTCGTCCTCTACTTCTTTTGGTGCTACAAGTTTCAATCTTGAATTGATAGTTAAACCTAAGTCATTTGTTGCACTTTTGATTTGCTTACTATAACCCATCATTGCGGTTACTTTGGGGTTTAGCTTTCCATCTTCTGTCACTTCACCCTCAATAGATACCTCTTCTGCTAGTTTACTATATAAGTAAACGTAGTTACAGTAAGAAACCATTGTCTGCGAATCTAACTCACTTAGTGGTAAATCCCCTACGAAATGACCAATTCTTTCCCACTCTGCATAAGCACCTCGTAACAACCCCATTGGGAAGTATGAGAAGTCTAAAGGTTCATAGTTATATAACTTTTCCTCTTCTTTTTGTTTTTGAATACGTTCTTCTTCAGTATAGTGTTTGTTTGTTGCGTTGATTAATTTTCGTGGTCGTGCCATTTAGTCCACCTCCTATTTATTATATCAATACTATAACATATTATATAGGAGGTGTCAACTATACAACTTCAATAATTTCGTAGTGGCGGTTCTTACCTCCTAATTTTGTCTTCACGTCCTTAAAATAGCCCGATTTTTTATTATAAAATCTATCTGCCTCAGTCTGTGATTTAAATGCTCTAGTTTGTTGCGTGCGTAAATCTTTTACTAATATAGGTTTTGGTGCTGGAATAATAATTACCTCCCTTACTATAATTTAAATTTAAGAAAATCTCCCTAACAAGATTATAGCACAAAACATGTTGTTTGAGAAACCAGTTTTGGTGCGTGTTATCAGGGAAGTAATTCGTGATAGTGAATCTGTGTAACAACCTGTGAAACGGTTGATATTATTGAAAAGAAACCAGTTTTTAATCGTGTTTTACTAGGGAAAAAGGCTGTTTTGAAACTTCGTAAAGGGAGATTCGTTTAAGCGAAAGTCATCACCGATTAGTTTCTTCAAAAAATCGAGGGGGGGTCTAAAAAATTTAGGTACTCCCTCCCGTTTTTAAAATCTGACACCCCTCTAACTACCTGCAATTACCCCTTGCGGTGGCGGAAGCTGGCAGAATGTTCTTCTTTATTGTGACACTCTTGACATATACTTTCTAGGTTATCTATATCCAACCTATGTTCCCAACCCATTGTGGTCCGTACCTCTTGCCTATGATGCACTATGGTTGCTATGCTTGCATTACATACTTCACACATTGGATTCATTGATAGCTTTCTTGCTCTCACGTTTCGCCACTGTGTTGATGCATAGAAGTCCGCATACTTCTTGTTATCTGGTGAATGTCTTACTTGCTTGTTGTATGTCCGTTGTGTATTACCTTTGTGTTGTTCACAGTATAGTTCTGGCATGTCTACATATTGTCTACAGTGTGCAACCTTACACCGTCGCTTAGGCATTAGAAGCCCCACATATCTTTGTTGTTATTGGTGGTGCTTAAGATGTCATAAGATACTTTAGGTTTGGTTGTTGGTTCTGTTGTTGGTTGTTCTGTTGTGTATGATGTGTTGGTAACCATTGCTTGCTCTAACTGTCTGATGTATGATACTAACTCTAACTTAGTATGAGATAGTAGTTGCTTGTCTGTCATACCCTCCATGGTCATATAGTATACCCTCCTCTATATTGTATTGTCAAGGGTACAGTATTAAACTATACCCTCCACTATCTATTGTATATGGTGGTGATTAGTTGTTGTATCCCTCTAGTGTGGACTTCATACGTTTTAATAGCATAGGTCCAAATACATTCCATAAGATATAGGTAATAGCTAAACCAGTGTGACCTGACACCCACAGTGCATAGGGTAGATACACATACATTAGTCCTGCCATTACTACTGTAAATACTAAGATGATTAGTGCTACTACTAATTGGATTACTTTATTCATATTGTTTCCTCCTATTTGTTTTTGCTTTACTTCTATATTATAGCATACTTATTTGTACTTTAGGGAATAGATTAATCATTGATTGAAACCAGTGGTTTATTATCTGTCTACACTTTTTTAATGTATTTAGAACCGAGAACACTTTTTAAAAAGTGTAGACAGTAAGTCTATCCCTTGAGAGAGTAAGGGTTTATATTTTTTGTCTACACTTTTTTTAAAAAGTGTTCTTGGTTAGGTTCTCTGTACAGAAACAGAGTGTCTACACTAAGAACCATTATAAACCTTGATATAATAATGTTTTAGTAGTTGTCTACACTTTTGTTCTCTATGTTCTTCTAATATTCTACTCCATCTAGAGATAAATATAAAAAATAATAAATAAAAATATATGGTGTGATAGGATTTTAAAAAGATGTAGAACTGTAGACAAGTGTAAAGTAACAGAAACATTGGTTTATCAACGTTTACAGTAGTGTCTACACTTTTTATAGAATGTTCTCTTTCTAAAAAAAGTCAGAACCAAGAACTTTTTTATAAAAAGTGTAGACAAAAGTATTGACAAATTAATCAACATGGTTTAGTATAGTAAATGTAAACCACAACAAATAAATAAGGAGGAATGTAAAATGCAACACAAAGAAGAGTACAAACAACTATTAGATAACCTATTCAACGAGAAAGGACTGGTATTTCACAACACACATGACAACAAACTAAATGAAGATGGTACTGAATACTTCAAACTATTTAGAAGTTATTGCAGAAAGAATGGATTAGAGGCAATAGCATTATCTGAACTAATGGAACTAACCAAAGAGAAAGCAGAAGAGGAAGATAAGTTATTTATGCATGCATACAAAAATAGAAAGCACTATATTTTAGGCATAACACTACCACCTAAAAATAATGAACGTGTTGACATTACACAAGATGTTGCGAATTTCATTGAAGAATACAACTATACTATAGAAGAAAACGGAAAATGGATTGAATGCAATGAATTATATACTGATTATATCATGTATACTGAACAACCTACTAAACCAACAAGAACCGCAGTAACAAAGGCACTGACAAAACTTGGGTTGTCTAAAGGTGTAACTATTAAAATAAAAGTAAAAAAGAATAGAGAGCGTAAATCAATTAGAGTTTACTCAAACATTTCAAAATAAGCTTGACAAACTAGTCCAGTTATAGTACACTAGTTTCATAGACAACTAAGGAGGAACTAAAATGAAAACAGCATGGTTAGTGAAAGTAGATTATAAAGTGCCAGCAATGAGAGGGTTCAGTTCATATGAGAGTGCGCTCAAGTATTATCATGAAATGGTAGATAAAATTGAAGAACAAATTGAAGAACATAACTATGAGAAACAAGAAACATATAGTGGTGACCATAAACCAGTACTAACACAATTCTTACAGTGGAATGAAGATTACAAATTCAGTACCACACTTGGTTTAGTATCAATCAAACAAATTGAATGGGAGGAAGAATAAAGATGAATGAGGACAAAGCGACGCAATACACAAAAGCAATTCAAAATCGAATCGTAAACTTTAATATGGAAATAGCATGGTGCAATGAGCGTAGAAACGACCCATATATTGAAGTAGAGTTGCAAACTCTACGAATTAGAAAAATGGAAGCAATGGAAATTCTAAATGAATTAGAAAAGATTGATAAAAGTGTTGACAACCAAAAATAATCATGGTAAGATGTATTCATAGAGATAAAGGAGGAAAAAGAAATGACATACACAGAAAATGATATTAAAGAGGGTATGCAATTACGCTGTACAGATAACGGCGGTTGGGAGCATTGGACTGTAGGCAAGGTTTATATCGTATTTAAAAACATGATGGGAATGTTGGGTATTCAATCAGACACAGGCGGACAACGTGAGGTAACTGATATTGTTCAATATTTAAATGGTGTAGCAAAGGCAAAATTTGAATTATTAAATAAGGAGGAAAAAGAAGTGACAAAATATGCTAAAATTACAAAATATTTAGGACCACATAACATTGACAAAAGACTTGGTTTAGAAATTGGTAAAACATATAAAATTGTAGAATATAAGAGTCCTTTAACTGATAATTGCTATATTTATTTAAATGATGAATATCCATACTATTTCATTTCAGAAAGACAATATGAATTAGTTGAAAAAGAAGAAACACCAACTTTTAAAACAACTATAGACTTGAAGTCTAGTGTACAAGCTAAAATTGACTCACTAACAACGGAAGCAGAACACTTATTCAAAAAGCGTGACCGCTTGGAGCAACAGGCAATTAACTTAAGCAAAAAGGCACGCAAACTTAACAACCTTATTGAAAGTATCAAAGAATTTGAATAAAACACTTGACACCTACTATATCTACGCATTCAAGATTAAAGAAGCAATTGAAATGTTACACAAAATGCAAAACGTAACACGCATTATTGATATTTTGGAGGTAAAGTAAATGCAATACACAGAAAATGACATTAAAGAAGGTACTAAATTAATTTGCACAAAAACCACTATTTGTTGGTGGACCACAGCAAAAGTGTATGAAGTATCATTGGGAAAAGATGGTATTTTATTCATTAAAGACGACCAAGGACAATACGCATATGTAGGTTACATGTTAGATTGTTTAAATGGAAAGCATAATCCAGTAGAATTTGAAATTATCAAGGAGGAAGAACAAATGCAATACACAGAATCAGACTTAAAAGAAGGTACTAAATTACGTTGTACACAAGATGGTGGGTGTAATTGGTGGACTAAAGGACGTATTTATACAGTAGCAAATGGGTGTATTCTTGATAATGAAGGCGCAGAAAATGGAAGTTATTATCTTCTATACTGTATGAACGACAAAGATGCTACAATAAAATTTGAAATTTTTGAATACCCAACCGCAACAATCACAGTGGACGTTGAACAACGGCTAAATGATAAAATTGAAGCACTAAGTGTTGAACGTCAAAATATATTTGATAAAATGGAACGAATGGATAGACAGGAAGTTAAATTGCGTGATAAAATCAATAAACTAAAGGAAGCGAAAAAAGCCCTAGAAATTTTAAAAGAATTTGAATAAAACACTTGACACCTACTATATATGATGGTATAGTAGGTGTATAAGATGACTAAGGAGGGAACTAACATGCCACTATTTGGTTTAGTATTTGTAACAATTGGAATCTGGGGAACTTACAACATTATCAAGTATATTGAGGACTAGGAGGAACAAGAATGAAAGAATATGAAGTTTTATGGCGCACAAGATACGATACACTTGTGGAGGTAAGACATGTAACTGCGAATAGTCATGCTAGTGCAGCTATGAAAATTTTAGATGAATCAGGTTTTAGACCAGAACAAATTGAAATTATACGAGTGGAGGAACAACAATGCTAGGAGATTTTATATTATGGTGTAAAGAGGTATTACGTGAAAACTTTTGCATACATGAGTACGAACCATTTGGCATTTACAAATCATATAATTTAGGCGCACATGAAAAATGCAAAAAATGTGGGAGGTTAAAATGATGACAACCAAAACAAACTATCATATTTGCTTAACAAACAATGAGTATTTCAACTTATCCACAGAAACACCAATTCTTGTAATGTATGAAAAAGCAGTTGAAAATGATGAAAAATTATTAAAATTGGAAAAACCAGAAGTAATTGATATTGATGGTGAAATGCAACCAACATTTATCACAATTCCACTTGATTCAATCTTATATGTATTGGAGGACGCAAAATGAAAGATGTAGGTACTTTTTGGAAGTTTAGAGATGGGTCATGGTACTTTATGATTATGTCAAACATGAACACTTACATGAGTGTTATTGGAGTGGATGCAATGAATATGGAAGTGTTATACTACACTATGACACCAGATGACACAATATTATTTGAACCAAGTACTAATTTTGAAATGAATAACTTTTTGATTAAGGAGCTAGGAAAAAAAAATGAGTGATTCAGTGAAAGTGATTGGCTCAATATGGGCTTCAACTGACGGTCTAAATATTTACAGAATTGACAAGATAGACACACGTGGTTATTTTATCACATTATTAGACAATGAAATACACATGGTTTCTAAAGCATGGATACACAAACAAGCTACAATGTGTGACACAAAAGCAACAAAAGCACAAAAACAACAATTTGATGAGGGAACGGAATGAGTATATTTGACGCACTAATACTAGCTGGAATTATTGTATCTGGAACAATAGCAGTATTATGTGGTATAGCACTAATCGTTGCATTTCTAAGCGTACTAAAACCAATTGGCTGGATTGCACTAGCTGTAATTTTACTAGTAACTATATTACTTTGGATTGGCATATACCAATACGACAAGCATTATCTAAATTAAATATGCTATGATAAGGGAGAAAGTTAAATAAAACAGTTGACTTTCTCTTTTTTAGATGGTATATTAATATCATAAGATATTTAGGAGGAATAATAATGGTAAATGAATTACAAAAAGTTGAATATGACCAACCAGTTGAATTAAGTTTTATCAGCACGCTTGAAAAGACTTTGACACCTAGCAAGCAATATATCAAAGCATTAAAGGACTACGAAAAGGACCACAAAGAGTGGGAGGTTGACTTTAAAAATGGAGATGTTGCTAAGAATGCAGAGCCACAACGACCAGAACCAACCTATGATGGCTTAAATGCAGAAGCCTTAGCTGTTCACATGGCTAAGGTATTACCAGTACACGCGAGTTCTACAATTGGTTTACCAGTTGTTTACAACCATGACACAAAAATTTATGAGGTATCAGAGGACAATTTAGAAGCTCGTTTATGGCAAAAGCTTTACAATGAATTTATGATGGTCTACACACCACATTATGCAGAAAATGCAAAGGTTGCTAACCAATTTAGAAATGCAGTCCAAAGAATGGCAAAAAATGCCCTTGCTTCTGGTGCTAACTTACCATTTAATGACAAAATGGACCCAAACAAAATAGCCTTTAAAAATGGCACATATCGCTTTAAAGAGGACACATTAAAGCCAACTGTGAAAGAGGACTACCAAACAACAAGAATTGAATATGATTATATTGAGAACCCTAAGCACAATATCGTTGCTGAATGGATTGAGTATATTTTAGAAGAGGACGCAAAAACACTTTTCCAATTGATTGGACGTATTTTCTACCGCAACCAAGACCCACAAGCAATGGTATTCGCAACTGGTGAAGGTAGTAACGGTAAATCTCACGTTATGGCATTTATTGAGGAACTAGTAGGAAAATCAAATACAAGTCATGCAACACTAGCTAGCTTGTCAGGTAATAATGACAAATTCGCAAGCTCTCAATTATTTGGTAAAATGGTGAATATTGAAACAGATATGCCAGCACAGCATATTAAACAAACAGGTACACTGAAAACATTATCAGGTAATGACGTTATGAGTGCAGAGTACAAAGGTATTAACAAGTTCACATTTACGAACTACGCACTAATGATTTTCACAACTAATAACATGCCTACGTTTTCAGACACCTCACATGGTTTTTTGCGCCGTATTATCACATTACCATTTAACAAGACTATGGGAAGAGATAACCCAACAGATTCAATGTGGCTGGAACGTTCAAAGAATTTCACATATGAAGAAAAATCAGAGTTTATCAGCTACTGTTTACAACAATATAGAAATGTACTATTTGGACTAAATGGAGAAACCAAAGGACACTTCTGGACCAGTGATAATGCAAATAAATTGCGTGATGCCTTTATCCAAGGAAATGACACAATGGCAAACTTTATTGACATGAACGAAATTGAGTTCGTGGAAGATGAAAACTCATTTATCCCAACAAACGAATTATTAGAAGCATATAACGATATGTTAGTTAATGAAGGACTAATGACCGTTTCAGCTCGCAAGTTTGTGCCAGAACTACAACGTAAATCGCAGAATATTGTATTAAACAGAGTTAAAAAACGAGTTAACGGAAAACCACAGTATGTGTTAACCAATATTAAATGGGCTAACAACTTTACCGAAACAGATAATATTTTTTAAAAATAATTTAAAGAAAGTTGACTAAAACAGTTGACTTTCTTTTTTTCGCATGGTATACTTAGTTCATAAGTTAAGAGGAGGAATTAAACAATGACAACTAAAGAAAAATACGAAAACAAATTACAAAAATTAAACGAAAGATTTGACAAATTAAAAGCTGAAATGATTGAAGCATACGACAAAGGAGATAACGAAAAAGGACATAGATTAAACGACAGACTAGAAAACATGTTAGATGTGATTTTACTAACTGAAACAGTATTAGAAAACTTAAAATAAAATCAGAAAAGGGGTTGACAAGTTCAGCCCCAACTGATATACTTAATTCATAAGTTAAGAGGAGGAAACAAACATGACAACAAAACAAAGATATGAAGCTAAATTAGAAAGACTAAATAAAAGATATGACAAATTAAAAGCTGAAATGATTGAAGCATACGACAACGGAAACAAAGAACTAGGAGATGAACTAAACGATAGACTAGAAAAAATGTTAGATGTGATTTTACTAACTGAAACAGTATTAGAAAACTTAAAATAAAATCAGAAAAGGGGTTGACAAGTTCAACCCCAACTGATATACTTAATTCATAAGTTAAGAGGAGGAATTAAACATGGACTTTCAAAAAGGAACAGTAAAACGCACACAAGGTCAAGTAAAGAAACACGCAACTCAATGTAATACAAAAGAATTGGACCAACTGGAAAACGCACTAAATAGAGTACAAGACCTATGGTTGAAACGTGGTATTAAAACAGGTTTTCACTTACAAGATAAAATCAGAAACGGTGAAACTGAATTCTCATATAAAAGAGCAATGGAAACCATGTTGAACCCAGTAATTGTAGAATACAACGAAACTGGCAAAGATAGACGCATTCTAATTCGTTCAAAGGTGGGACATGTTGGGAACACTATTGATGATGTGGTAGTACAATGCTTAGTGGTTTCACTACTAAGCGGTAAAATCATTACAAGCTACTTAAACAAAGCAAGTGACAGACACGAAACATTGGACCTAAGACGTTACAACAAAAATTTAAAAATTAATTTACCAAAACACTTGACAAACTAAAACAGACATGGTAATATAAGTTCATAAGATAAAAACAAATAGGAGGAAACAAAAAATGACATTCACATTAGCATTAGCAATCGTAGCATTAGTAGGAACATTAACACTAGGAATTGCGGAGGTGTACAAGTAATGAAAAATGTTAGTAGTATTGGAACAATGCTCATAATTATAGCAAGTGTTGGTATTGGTAGTGTTGTTGGAACACTTAATACTGAAGGAAATGCACAAGTTAAAATCAACAAGATGGAGGAAGAAGTAAGTCTATACAAAGGGTTGAACGAACGGCAACAAGATATTATTTTGAAGTATAAGCAAGTATCAGGAATTGAAGTATCAAGTATCACTCAATCATTAGATAATGAACAATTAATTAACGAATTAGAAAAACGAATTAACAAATTGGAGGATAAATAAAATGAATGATAATATGGAAGTTTTAACGGCAATTTTAGTGGCAAATTTAGTAGGTATTTTAACAATTGTATTCACAACGTCAAGTGACGCTGGTTTAGTATCTTGGTTAGTATCATTCGCATTAACATTCTTAGCAATTCAAACATTTAAGGAGGATAACTAAAATGAATTTATTACAAGCATATGAAGTGGTAGACAGTATTTACCTATTAATTTTAGATTCAGCTGGTAAAAAAGCACTAGTAGTTGATACAACTGACAATGGTTCAGTAGCATTATTATTTGAAACATATGAAGAAGAAACCAAGGTATTAAATATTGCATACAACGATAGATGGAATGCAATTGAGGTAACAGTGGGGGTTGAATAATGAAAGAATCAGTATTTAGCAAGAAAGTTGTAGACTATTTAGAAGCTAAAGGGGCAGTAGTAAACGTCAATACAGCAACCATATATGACCGTGTTGGACGTGCAGACATTGAAGCGTGCTACTTAGGTTATTATATTGCTTTAGAATTGAAAACAGGAAACTACCAGCCAGACCCATTACAGATTAGATATTTACAAGAGGTTAGACATGTTGGTGGATATGGTTTACTATTAAGAGATAACTTAGGTGATTTATACGACTTATTGCAATATTTAGACCAATTAGACAATAGGGAGTATCAAGGTTTTGACGATATTTATTACACATATGAGCAACCAGAATTACCAGATATTGCAGATGACAAGTTGGAGGTGTGGTATGACTAAGATTGGAAAAATTGAATTATTACCAACTCAAATTGAAGGTATTAAACAGTGGAAAGAAAAACCATATGATTTAAGTGATGCTGGAACAGGGAAGACCTTCACCGCCTTAGGTGCCTACCTGCAAAGTGGCTGTAGTAAGCTATTAGTTATCTGTTTAGCCCCAAAGGTGGCGGACTTTGCAGAAGATGGGGCTTTGATGGGTATTGATATTACACCACTTAACAAAGGAACAAAGAAAAATAAAGAGTTATTAGCTGAATCAAAACGAGTTGCAATCTCATTTGAAAGCAGTTGGCGTGTAACTGAATTGTTGAAATGGGTAGACAAAGACACATTCATTATTTTAGACGAAGCACACAAGGTAGGAGTAACCTCTTCTAAAGTAACAAAGTTTGCCATGAAGTTGACAAAGAAAACAAATTATGTTAGATTATTAACAGCAACACCAGTTAGCAATGGAAAGTTAGAAAACTACTATAGTCAACTGTATATGCTAAATGTATTCCGCAAGCCTAAAAAAGAGTTTGAGCAACTATTTGTTATTAAGCAAATGCGACAAATGGGTTCTATGCGATTTATGGACATTGTAGGTTATAAGAACGAGCATTTACTACAACAAATGATTGACCAATGCGCAGTGCGTTTCACACGTGATAAAGATTACTATCCAGAGGACTTTGTGTATAAGACTAAAAAACCAGCTATGTATGCTAAATTGAAAAAGAATCGCATGTACAAGGCGGATAACGGTGAAGTGATTGAATTAGATAATAGTAGTAAACTATTTAACGCAATGCGTTGTGTGAGCCATGGTTTCTTATTAGGAATCAATAAACAAGTAAGTAAAGAACCGTTTGAGCGTTTACAGGCTATTTTAGAAACACATAACAACGAACGAATAGTTATATTTTATAATTACAATGTGGAACTTGAAATGTTGAAACAAGTATTAGACAAGTTAAAACGTCCATATAGTCAATATAATGGCGCTAGCAAAGACTTAAAAGCATTTAAAGGTAAAGACAACAGTATTGTGTTAGCACACTACAAATCCGCTTCTACAGGTATTAATGACTTTGTTATTGCAAATGTGACAATTTACAATTCAATGCCTTTGGAATCAATCAACTATGAACAATCAAAGGCACGCACAGACCGTTATGGTCAAACTAAGAAACCACTTTATTATCACATTGTACCTGAAACACCAACGGAGAAAAAGATTTTTGAAACAGTAACAAATGGTAAAGACTTTACTAATAAAATGATGGAGGATATATTAAAATGAAAGAATTAAAAGAAGTAACAGTAAACTTTATGGCTGG